TTGATTCTGAGCTTCGGTTAATGATCACACAATATAGGAAATTGAGCAGCGATAAACAGGCGCAAGTCCGAGAATACGTTCAGCTGCTATCCAATCAGCTTTAATCCAAATGGAGGATTCTCTTCAGGAATTCAAGGACGAAAATCAATTCGTTGTCAGTCAGTTTGTCAATTATTTTGGTTAGCTGTTCTTTGGTACTCACGGTATTTCCTGCCCTTCTGTTTTAGTACAAACGCACGTTCTAACTGTTATGCTACAATAACAACTCAGAATTGACAACAGCTTTTGCCATATTCGGAATATTACGACAATCTTAGACAGATACCACCAAGAACACGAACTAGTGGGAGCGCCGCAGCACCACCCGAGCACTCCCACCGTCCCGGAATGATAGGCCATTTCTGACCCGCATTCACCCTATCATTTCCGAGCAAAAAACACAATTTCATGATGTTAAGAAATCGTTTTCGATAGCGAATACGTACGTTCTTTATCGTGAATCTTGCACATTTTTTATAAGAAACACTGTTTTTGACGGAGAATGAGGGTAAAAATGAAGTACGAAAAGTGTCTTACTTGTAAACAACTTGGTAATGACTGTGACGGCCCCAACTTTTTGGCTATGGATACAATAGAACTTGGGCAATGGTGTGATGAAAAACGCAAAACCATCCCCGGCATGACCTATGACAGGATCGAAGCAGAAACAGGCATTTCCAAAACAGCAGTATATAATTTTCTCAAGGGAAAGCACCCTGATTGCAGACTGGAAACAATCCGTCCCATTGTAAAGCTGCTTATTGGCGGCGAGTGGGATGATAACCCATGCGGCAGTGTTACCAACAGTGAAAAAGCCGACTATGAAGAAAGAATCAGAGAACTGGAAAAACTGTTGGATTACGAAGTACGCTGGCGTGATGATAAGATCCAGCATTTTCAGAAAACAAACGCTTCACTTGAAACACTTGTTGCCAACACGAATACACGTTATACCCAGGATAAGGACTTTTTAAGAGAGCAAATCAGGAACAGAAACAAGACCATTGCGGTTTTGGCAACATGCCTTGGCGTTTGTCTGCTGGTCATTATCGGTGCGCTTGTTGTTGATAAGCTTGATCCGTCCAAGGGATTCTTCTGGCTTCGCAGCTTCCTTGGTGGCGATGGAAACCACTGGTGGCCGTTCAAAGGCTGATTGTGGAGGAATAAAAATGGAAAAGAAAGTGTATTTAATCTATTGGGATTCCATTGATGATGCTTGCGAAATCATAGGCTATATATTCGGCACGGAAGAAGAAGCAGAATCCTATTGTAACGAACTCAACAAAGGGCATAAATATAGGTGGGAAGATTATGACTGGATTGAACTTGACCGTTTGAATCCAGAAAAGAAATAGATAACCATGCATCATAGATTCACAAATACGGAGGAATAAAGGGAGAGAAAAACAATGTACTACCGACCAGAATTAGACGTAAAACCAGAAGAGGTTATTGACTACCTCAGAAAATCACAGTCTGATGATCCAAATCTGACAGTGGAAGAAGTGCTTGCAAAGCATGAAGCCATTCTTGACGAAATGGCTGAAAACATGCTTGGCGGCAAAGTTCCGGAAGCAAACAAATTCCGTGAAGTGGTTTCAGGCGAAACATTGAAAGATCGCCCGGAAATCAACAAGGTTCTTCGCCTGATTGAATCGCCAAAGTATAGAGCCATCATGTGTGTTGAGCCGCAACGTTTGACCCGTGGTGACTTGGAAGACATAGGCCGACTGATGAAGCTTTTAAAGCACACAAACACCCTTGTTATTACGCAAGAACGTGTGTATGATCTTCGTGAGGAATACGACTGGGAAGCCTTCGAACGCAAGCTGAAACAAGGTAATGAATACCTTGAATATTACAAGAAAATTCAAAACCGTGGTCGTTTGCTGTCAGTCAGTCAGGGAAACTACATCGCTTCCATTCCACCATACGGATATGAAAAAACATTCGTAAAGGATGGGAAGCGCAAATGCCCAACTTTGAAAATCAAAGAAGATGAAGCCGAAGTGGTACGCATGGTATTTGATATGTATATCAATCAAGACATGGGCCGTGTTACCATTGCAAGGCGATTAAACGAATTGGGAATCAAGCCGATGTATGGCGGTTTGTGGGCGCAGGACACAATCAAAACCATGCTTGAAAATGAACATTACATCGGAAAAGTAAAATGGAATTGGCGAAAAACAGTCATTGTAGTTGAAGATGGCGAAATCAAAAAAACCGCGCCAAAAGCTAAAATGGGCGAATATCTCATTTATGATGGCAAGCACGAAGCTATCATTTCAGATGAGCTTTTTCAGGCCGCTCGTGACAAGCAGGGAAGAAACCACCGCGCAAAACCGAATACAAAGATTCGCAACCCGCTAGCCGGTTTGGTGTTCTGCCAGTGCGGAAGGGCTATGTCTTTGCGAACCTACAAAAAGGATGGCAAAGAAAGATCGGCTCCACGTCTGCTGTGTGATAACCAGGCATACTGCAAAACGGCTTCCTGTCTTTTTGATGAAATGATTGAAAAGATATCGGAAATTCTGGAACAGTGCATTTCTGATTTCGAAATCCGTATCCAGAACAACGATGGTAATTCAGCCAAGCTGCATGCCAGCCTGATCAAGCGCCTTGAAGAAAAACGCAAAGAATTGGACGAAAAAGAGCTTGCCCAATGGGAAGCACAGGCCGACCCTAACCCGGCAAAGAGGATGCCAGACCACATCTTCCAGAAGCTGAATGAAAAACTGCTGAAGGAAAAAGAAGAAGTCAGACAGGCACTTTGCAAGGCTTACGAATCCATGCCAGAACCTGTTGATTATGAAGAAAGGTTGCACCGTTTCCAAGAAGCGTTGGAAGCACTGAACAATCCTGATGTTTCAGCTGCAAAGAAAAACAGCTTATTAAAAGCTTGCATCAGCCGTATAGAATACAAACGTGAAAAACCCGTAAGGCTGAAAAGCCAGCAAATCAGATATTATGATAAGGAGCAGAAAAGAACACGCTACAAATCACCGCTCAATACTGGCGGCAACTGGTCTTCCACACCCATCGAACTTGATGTGAAGTTGAAGGTATAATTTTTTTGTGCCTTTGACTTCCATCATCGGTGTCCCTATTCATTAGGACACCGATGATGGAAACAAACAAACCAACCAAATAAAACCCGCCATCCGTAAGGGATAGCGGGTTTTTGCTATACGTTGTAAAGGTGTTTCAGGGCTAGGTTTAGGAGCTTGTCCAGGGCGAAGATGTCACACTGGGGAAGGAGTTCGTGCAGGGTGTTGATGTAGGATTCCTTGTTGTCGTAGAATATTGGTGGAGGTGACAGCATGGCATTAACAGAATCACAACGTCGTGCAAACGATAAGTACATCAAAGAAAAATACGAACGTCTCCCCATCAGTTACCCGAAAGAATTCTGCGAAAAAGTACGCGAAGCAGCAACCAGACAAGAAGAATCACTTGCTGGATACATCAGAAAAGCAATAGAACAACGTATGCAAGAGGAAGGCTAGTGCCTTCCTCTTTTATTATGTTCTTGACAAGCTTCCAAAAAAGTGCATAATATTGGCAACATCATTTCATGAACGGGGTGTTGTTATGGGCTTGTTTGATCTGTTTAGGAAGAAGCAACAGCCAAAGAAGGAAATTCAAGAAGATTTCGATCCGCTAAATATTGATAGTGTAATAAGGTACATAAAAGCACAAAGACCCGGCATGTCCGATAAGGAAGCCTGGAAATTGTTTGAGAAAATCAACAAACCCGCAAAAGATCAAAACCATCTAACCAAAGATGGAGAACTTCCAACAGGATGGTATTATCTTCACAAGGATTTTATTGAAAAGGTGCAAAGGGAATATAGTCATCTTCTCAACCAATGGTTCGACAAGAAACACAAATCGGTAACCGAGCAGTATGCAGCACTAAAAGCGCTTGTTACATACATTGATAACCTCAGAAAAACATGCAATGAAACCAGCGAATGCCATGCGTATTGGTTGTCGGAAAAGTTTT